CTGGTGGCCATGCCGATCGCCTGTTCGCGGCTCACCGCCTTGCGGATCACCGCCCGCCCGTCCTCGTCCCGTGGGCCGGCTTCGATCAGGGCGGCGTCATAGAACGAGAGACGGTCGCCGAGGTTGAATGTGAACACCTGCTCGCCGAGACCGCGCAGCGCCTCGACCCAGCCCTCGTACAGGTCGTGGACGGAGAAGTGCGGCCCAGGGTGGCCGATGAGCCACCGCATCAGGTGCCGATGTTCAGGATCATCGAGCAGGCGAGATAGTCGACGCCGTTCCAGTTCATCAGCCCGTAGCCGGTGGCTTCGATGACGGCGGCGTAGGAGACTTTCCCGCCGAGCGTCGGGTCTGCCTGCACCGCCGCCCAGACGCTTGAGGTGCCGGTGGGTGACAGGTAGGCGTCCATGGCGTCCTGCCCGGATGCGGAGTCGCCCTCGCTGACGAGGATGACCGCACGCAAGCTGTAGTCCGTCTCGCCGTCGAACGTCTGGGAGTAGCGGATGAGGCTCCCGGTCTGGGGTGCGACGACGGCCATCGGTGGGGAGACGGCACCGAACCGGTTGGGGGTGGCGCGGAGGCCGATGCTGGCGGTGAGGTAGTCGGCGACGGCCTGCCGCACCTGCGGGAATGTGGGCTGCGCCATCTACACGCCGACCCGCTGGCCGGAGATGTACCGCTTCACCAGGGACATGACACGCGGGTTCGCCTGAATCCTGACCACCCCGAACTCGCCGAACCCGGCGACACCGAACGGCGCGTCCTTCAGCCGGAATAGGTCGGCCGCGGCGATGAGCGCGGCCTGTTTCACCGCCATCGGCACCGCTGGCCAGCCGAACACGCCGGTCACCTGGATCCGGTCCTGATGCGACCACGGCCACGTGTAGGGGATGAACTTCGGCCCCAGGATCGTGAACCCGGTGTAGGGCCACACCTCACCCTTCGCGGCCGTGTTGTATTTCCCGGGTGCGACGGTGAGCGCGTAGTCGGTGCCCAGCGTCCAGGTGGACTCATAGATGCCGTCGCCGTCCTGGTCGGTTTTGAACGTGGTGACGGACACGATGTCGTCGAGCTGCTGCCCGTAGATCGACTCGGGCACGTAGGTGCGGGTGTCGGTGCCGCGCCAGAAGTACCGGCCGCACACCTCGTCAATTGACCGGCACGCGGACTCAACCGCGAGCTGGAGCTCGAAGTCGTCGGCGGTGTCGGTGATGACCAGCCGCGACTTCAGTTCCTCCACTGAGCAGTACCGCTGGCCGAGCGCCACTGTGACGACGGTCCACGTGCCGGCGGCCGCGTCGGCGGCGGCGCCAGTGCCCTCCCACAGATACGTCCAGATCCCGGTGATGGTGCAGGCGACGGTGGCGGTGTAGAGGCCTGTGCCGTTGACATGGGTGAGCGCTGGGGTTGTGACGGCGCCGGTGGGGTCGGTGACGGTGAGTGTGGCCACGGTGGGGTCGGTGGGGACACCGGCGACCTTGAACGTGTTCGACAGTGTGGCCTGCTCGTTGCCGTCGGCGTAGAAGACGGTGGCGCTCACCATGGCTCCTATCCGTCAGTGACGGCGGGTGTGGATGTGGCTGCGGCGGTGACGCGGCTGGTGCCGTCGCGGGGGTCGGTGACCGCTGCGGTGGAGGTGTGCGCCGCTGTGACCGTGGGGTTGCTGGTGGCGTTGATGATGCTGGCGGCGCTGGTCCCGGTGGCGGTGATGGCTCCCGCGGCGGCCAGGGCCGCAGTGGACCGCAGCCCCGCGCTGGCGGATACGGCCCCGGCCGCCGCGAGAGCACTGGGTGCCGCCGTCGCCGCCAGCGCGGTGACAGCCCCGGCACCAGCCAGGCTGGCGGTGCCGGTGATCGCGCCGGACGCGCTGACGCTCCCAGCCGCTGTAAGCGACGCTGCGCCCCGCTGGGTGACGGTGGCGGCAACTACCCCAGCTCCGGCTGCCGTCGCCGTAGCGGCTTGCGTGGCCACGGCAGTGACCGTGCCAGCGCCGGTGATGGTGGCGGTGGACGCGCCGCCCGCGACGGTGGCGTTCACCGCGCCCGCACCGGCCAGGGACGCTATGACCGCCTGCGTGACAACGTCAGTGATAGACCCGGCGCCAGCCAGAGATGCGGTGGCCGCTTCCGTGGCGGGTGTGTCAGCGATTGCGCCAGCGCCCGCCAGGGACGCGCCAGCGATCTCAGTGACAACAGCGGTGAGACTGCCCGCACCGGCGGCAGCCGCACCAGCGGCCTCCGTGACGACCGCGGCCACAGCACCCGCACCGGCGGCGGCGGCGATGGGCGCCTCAGTGACGACTGCGGTGACGGACCCGGCGCCTGCGAGGGACGCGGTGGCGACGGTGAGCCCCGCCGCCGGTGGCGCTACCTGGTCCGCTGGCTGCGGCTCGGCGTAGAACGGGATCCCGTCCGGCTGGGTGGTGACACGGTCCGCGCCGGGGAACCATCCAGGCGGGAGCGGGACCGTCAGGGCCGGGGCGGCTGGCGCGGCCACCGGCGTCCCTTGCAGGACCAGCACCCAGTCCGGGTCACCAGCCGAGTTGTTCCCCAGCGGGGTGGAGTTGTACGTGGCGGCCGGGGTGGCCGTCTGGGTGGCCAGCGACAGCGGGTCCACCCACGTCGCGGTGTACCCGGGGCCCAGTTTCGTCTGGTCGATCGTGATCGACATGGCGGCTTTGCAGTAAATGACCGCGAGCGTCCCGGCGGGGGTGACCGACCCAGCGACGTACGTGCTGCTGTTGCGGAAGTTGAACGCGCCGCCCGGCGCGTCACACGTGCCGCGGGTGCCCCGGCCGGCGGTGATGAACACGTTCCCCGTGTCGGGGATCAGTTTGTGCCAGTCCGCGAGCCCGGAGAAATACGTGGCAATCTTGCCGACCGTAACCGTGGTGAACGTGCCGTTAGGGTCGGTGGCCAGCCTTGCGATCGCATCCGAGGGCCACTGCCAGAACTGGGTCGGCGGCCCGGCGAAAATGTCCGACGGCCCCGATGTCGCGGGAAAACCACGCGAGCCGCTGGCCAGCGCCCACCAGGCGAAGTTGCGGATCGCCCGGTCAGCAGTGGTGCCGGCGCCGGTGTCGCCGTAATACACCCCGTCGCCGTACACGGCCGGGATGTGCGGGAACGAGCCGCCCTCGGCGTAGGAGTCTTCGGCACCGAAGTACGGCGCGTCGTAGGAGTAAACCCAGTTATAGGTCGCGTTCGGCACGCCGAACGACCCGGAGAATGAGGTCTTGTTGTCGAACTCGATGTGGCAGTTCGTGTTGGTGAACTGCTCGATCGAGACCAGCGCCCGCGTGTCACCGGCGCCTTGCATCCCGGACAGCTGCGCGGAATAGAACGAGTCGTTGGGGCCGTCGTCGTCGTCGCCGAAGAACCAGAACACATGCGGGTACGTGGCCTGCGGGTAGCGGGCGGTCAGCGCGGCGCCGAACGCGGTGCCCTGCGTGTTGGTGGCGTTCTGCCAGATGCCGCCGGTGTCGCTGTGGTCGTAGGACAGGCCCATGTTGAGGAAGCAGGCGATGCCCTGCGCGCGGGCGGTGGCGAACAGGTAGTCGATCCGCTGCCAGAACGTGTTGTTGAGCGTGACCGTCTCGGCGCCGGTGGCGATCGCGCCGGGGGTGCCGTTGATGTTCAGCGGGTAGACGCCGTCCCACGTGCGGCCACCGGTGAGGGACGTCGGTTCCTGGTGCTGCTGCCCCCACGCGACGCCGTACCACGCGGTGTATCCCTGCCGGGCGCGGGTGGTGAAGTAGGCGTCCATGTCGCTGCGCCAGTTGCCGGAGTTCCACCGGCCAGCGTTGTACGGCAGCGACCACGCCTGCTCGATCACCATCAGCCGCGGGCTGCCGAACTGGTCGGTGAACCAGCTGTTGTACCCGGAGCCGCCGAGGCCGGTCACCACCGGCACGGGTGGCGGCGCCGGTGGTGGCGTCTGCGGCTGCGGCAGCGAGTAGAACGGGATGCTGCCCGGGTCGGTGGTGACCTGGCTGGCGCCGGGGAACCAGCCGGGGGGCAGCGGCAGCCAGTCCGCGATCCCCGCGACTTCCGGGACGGGGAAGATGACCGCCGGTGTCGGCAGCAGCGGCGGCGGCTCGGCGTAGAACGGGATCCCGCCCGGGTCCTGCGTGACAGCCGCGGAGCCGGGGAACCAGCCGGGGGGGAGCAGCGGCAGCGGCGGCGGCGACGCTTCCGGGGTCGGCGGGATGATGACCGCCGGTGTCGCGTCCGTGGGCGCGGGCTGCGGATAGAACGGGATGCCGTCCGGCTGGGTGGTGACACGGTCCGCGCCGGGGAACCATCCGGGGGCATACAGCGGGACCGGCGGCGGCGGGAGCGGCGTCACCGGCTGAACTTCGACCAGGATCTCGGCGAAGAACGTCGCGGAGTTCAGCGCCCACGCCATCGTGACCGCGCTGCCGGTCGCCGCGCTGGTCGCACCGGCAGCGTTGCCGGTGCCGTCGCCGGCGCCGCCCCGGTTGTTGTTGATGAACCGGGACGTGGACGGGGACGTGGCTGAGGTGATGCTGTCCCCGGCGGCGGTGAACCCGGCGATCAGGCTGCCGGTGGTGTTCGTGTTCAGGGTGGCGGTCGCGGTGCCCGTCGTCCCGGAGCTGACACCGGTCGCCGGGGTGCCGAACCGGGCCGCGCCGGAGAACGACAGCGACCCGCCCTCAAGGTCATCCGGCGTCCCGCCGGTGACCGTCACCACGATGGCGAGGGTGCCGGTGCCGACGCCGGTCAGGCCCCACACCTGCAGGTAGCCGAGGGTGGTGCTGTTCGCGTGGACGATCCCCAGCGACGTCATCGTCACGCCGGCGCACGTCGCCGACATGGTCAGGCCACCGTCGGCGGGTGCGTCGAGCGAGCAGGCGACCAGGATCGCCCGGTTGCTCACCGCCCCGGCCGGGTGCGTCCATGACAGCGACGCGGTGCTGGCGTTCCCGGCCCCGGCGCTGGACGGGCCTACAGCGTCAAACGCGACAGCCACTGCTCACCGCCCTCCCGGGGGATCAGGCGGGTGGCATTACCCCAGCAGCTCGCAAGTCAGCTCGTCGCACGTGATCGACGTGAAACCAGTGTTCGTCGCGATCGTCACGCCGACGGAAACCATCTGCGCGATGTTGGTGACCATGCCGAACCCGGGCGTGCCGGTCTGCGCGACGGTCACGGTCGCGAGGGTCTGCGGGATCGTGGACGGCGACGCGGCCCACGCGGTCAGCGACGCGCCTGTGTTACACATCCCCCGTCCCACGATCGTCGCGTTCGTCAGGCCGATGACCGGTGAGGAGATCTTCTGGATGACGCCCCAATACTGCAGGTGCCACGGGATGCCGGTGACCGCTACGGCGGTGATCGCCGAGGACACACCCAGCACGGCAGACGTGGCGACCAGGTTGTTCGCGGCCGTTGCCGTGCTGGCTGCGGTCATGTAGAACCCGTACGTGACGGTGCTGGCCGTGGTCGTGGCGATGTAGGAGCCGTGCGCGACGAGGCGGACGCGGGTGCCGACGTTCAGCTGCGGCGGGTTGATGATCACCTGCGCCGGGGAAATGTCCGTCAGCGTCGCCGTCGCCGGGGAGAACACCTGGCTGTTGCTGTTCAGCGCCGGGACCGGCGCGCTCCACAAGGTACCTGGCATGGCCAGCCTCTCAGACGGTGATAGTGGTCAGGTGAGTGAGACCTGGATGCCGGCGGCGGCACCCGACCCGCCGGTCACCTGGAACGTGTTGCCCGACGCGACAGCGATCGGCTGGCCGTTGAAGTTGCCGTAGAACGACCGCTGCCCGGCTGAGCCGGTGATGTCCAGCGACACGATCCCCGGCGAGGCGACGACGCCGCCGACCGACACCAGCGACTGGGTCGTCAGCGGCACCCCCACCGCCGACCCGGACGAGCTCGTGGTGGACGCGCCGAGCGAGCTCCAGCCGGTGCCGTTCGTGTAACCGGACGTCTGCGTGGGGATCTCCGTCCCCGCCGCCGCCGCCGTGGACGCGGTCGAGTTGATGCGGATCCGCATCGCCGCCGTGCCCACGGGCGTGCCCAGCGCCGTCCCCGGGATACCCGCCGCGCCCGTCGGCATCAGCGCATTCAGGATCAGGGACACGAGCGCCTGGTCTATGGCTGCCATTTACTTCTCCCTGCTGCCGTCGAGTAGCGGCACGTCAGTGTCATCGAATCCGGGGATGTCAAACGTCGCGTAGATGATGGTCCGCGGGCCCGCGTTCACCACATGCCCGTCGGGGTCCAGCACCCGCCACCCCTGATCCGGTTCCCACGCCGGCTCGGGAGGCTTATCCAGCCGCAGCAGATGCACAGGTCACTGCTTACGCGCTGCCCGCTTCGGCAGCGCGTCCTGCGGGGTGCCGCGTTCCTCCACATCGCCGGCAGGTGCCACGGCCCGCTCCGCTGGCTCTTCCACACGTATGGCCAGTCTCGCCTGGACCAGTGCGCGGCCTTCCTCATCACCCACGGTCAGCTCACCACCGGGCGGGGGCCATGCGGTGCCGTCGCCGCGGCCGCCAGAGATACCGGTCAGCATGCGGATCCTCATGACACCAGCCCTTCATATGCCTGTTCCCACAGTTTCCAGCCGTCGTCGATCACCCATGACCGGGCGTGCTCACGTGCTTTCGCGCCCATCTCCTCACGCAGCCCGTCATCGGCGGCGAGTTCAGACAGGTACTTCAGCCACTCGTGGTCGCGTTTCACCAGGAACCCCGTCGTCCCGTGCAGGACGAACTGCCGGTACGGCTCCACATCGGAGGCGATCACCGGGATGCCGAGCGCCGCATACTCGAGCGCCTTGATCGCGGACTTCGAGTCGTTGAACACCGACGGCACCAGCGGCGCCAGGCCGACGTCGAAACCGATCGCCCGGTAATAGTCATCCGGCCGCTGCCCGACATTGATCCATGGTGTGAACCCCACGCGGGGATGTTTGATGGTGGGCCGGTAGTCGGTGCCGATCAGGTGCCCGTCCCAGCCGGGGAACCGTTCGAGGAACTCACGCACCGGCCTGGCGACGAGACCAATGTCCGCGCCGTGGGACGCGCCGCCACCCCACCCCACCGCCGGCCGCTCATTACGGGGCCGCAGGTGGTCACACACCCAGCCGGGGATGTGGTTCGGCAGGACCGTCACGTTGCCGTTGTATTCGCGCATCACCCGGGCCAGCGGCTCCGTCGTCACCGTCACCAGGTCAGCTGTCTCAGCGCAGTGCGCCACCGCGTCCAGCGTGTCGCCGCGGCTGTAAATGCCGTACGCCTGCCAGTTCGTCCGCTCGATCCTGAACACGTCGTCGTCGATCTCGTAGACGAGACGGGAACGGGCGCTGAACCGGCGCCAGTCCGGCAGCGCGTCATGCTTATCCACCCGCTGCCCGACGATCAGCGGCCACTCCGCCGCGTCCCGGGCGCGGACATCGCTGCCAACCACCAGTTTCACGTCGTGGCCGTGGCGGCCGAGCTCACGCAGGGGCATCGTGATCCGGTACCAGCTAAACCGCACCCGGAGGCATCGTGCATACCGAAGACCCTCACAGGTGCAGGCTCACCAGCATATCTAGCTGACCCCTTCGCGGATCGTTACAGCGGTGGCGATGACCAGTGCGTTAACCAGCATCCCCGCACCATTTGAGGCGATCACGGCAGCGTTGCGGAGAGCAATCCCGTACACCACCCAGGTGAACTGGCCCATCACGACAACCGAGAAGAACCCTATAGAGATGTCGCGGGAGGACTTCCGCCGCCGCATACGCCGCAACTGCAGGAGAGGGGACGCCCCCATCAGGACCCCGAAGACTGCCGCTGTACCTGCCAGGATGGTCAGCACGGCTAGCTGAAGTAGTAGTCGACGGTCACGTACGGCACGAACGCCCACGTAGCACCCGCCGCGAGCCAGCGTTCGACGAGATCCCAGTCGATCGTCGGCAGCGACGGCTCCCATGTCCCCCGCTCAAGCAGTTCGCGGCGGTGGACGATGACCGACGTGTCGATCTGCCCATACGACGGCCGCTGCGCACCGACCGGGTACGGTTCGCCGCGGCCCTGGAACAGGGCGATCCCGTAGCCGAAGTCCGCGCCGGTCTCTTCCATCGCCGTCACGACGGCTTCGAGGTGGTTTGGGCGGAAGGCGTTGTCGTCGTCGAGGTAGGCGATGATGTCGCCCTTAGCGAGGTCGATGCCGGCGAGCCGCGCCCAGTGCCCCCACCGCGCCTGCGGGTCGTGTTCGGGGAGGAATGAGAACCGGACCCGGTCACTGGCAACGCTTCCCGCCTGGGTTTCCAGGTCCGGGTCCGGTCCGTCGCTGACGACAATGTGCTCAACATGCGCCCATGTCTGGGCGAGGACCGACGGGACGCACCGGTTCAGCACCTGATCGCGGCGCTGCCACGTGGGGGTTACGACGCTGACCAGTGGTTCAGCCACGCCCGGTACCATTCCACCGTCTCATTGACCAGGTACGGCCACGGGTTCCGGCACGCTGGCGCGCCGGCGACCACTTCCGCGCCGTGCGGTTCGCCCTGCCGCGCCGCGACGTCCCGCAGCCGTCCCCCACCCGCCGCCGACGCGATGTCCGAGGCCACCTGCGCCACGGAGACCGATTTACCGCACCCAGCCTCAATCACGGTCCCGTACGGGCCTGTTATCGCGTCTGCGAGGCTCACAGCGACGTCTGAGACGTGCACGGGGTCGATGAGCTGGCCACCGCCGCCGCACAGTTCCAGCGGCAGCCCCGTCAGCGCCCGGCACGCGAACGACGGGAAAAACTTGTGCACCGCAGCCGGGCCGTACGGCGGTCCCGGTTTCTGCCCCGGCCCGTAAACGTGGTAGGCGCGGACGACGGTGATCTTCTCCCCGCACCACTGCGCACGCGCCAGCCCCAGATCTTCCGCGCATGCTTTGGTGATCGCGTACGGGTTCGGCTGCCCCTTGTGGCCGGTGCCGATCTGCACCACCGGGATGTGCCGTTTCGCCGCCACGTCATACACGTTGATCGCACCGAGGATGTTCGTTTTCACGGCGGCGGTTTCGGAGCCGAACAGTTCCGGGGTGCCAAGTACCCCCGCCAGGTTGATGATCGCCTCGGCTTCGCTGCGGCGGCACGCATAGGCGAGCAGGCCACCGTTGTAAATGTCGGACGGCCGGTCGAACGGCACCACCTCATGCCCGCGGGCCTCCAGCTCAGCGGCGGTGTGCTGGCCGATGAACCCCGCCGACCCCGTCACCAGGACCCTCACGGGCGGATCACCAGCATCGTGTCCACC